TAAGTAAACCTCATTTTACCGGTAAAACACCGTAAATCGTAACACCCCCTATTGACAAATTATATATTTCCCCTTATCGGTTGAGCGTATGAATGCTCAGAAAGATAAGTTAGTAAAGAATTTAAACCTCATGATGGCTCAATTCTGTGAGCTATTAGTAGCTGATAAAAGCGAAAATGCTACTAATGCCTATAAGAAAGCAGGCTATAAGGCAAGGGGTGCATCCGCCCGTGTAAACGCTTCTAAGCTGCTAACAAAGCCTAACATTAAAGCCTATATTCAACATCTCCGAGATGAACGCTCTAAGAGAACAAATATAGACGCTGATAAAGTTCTCAAGGAATATGAGATTTTAGGCTTTTCCGATATACGCAATTACTTTGATATTGATGAAAACACCGGCGAGTTAATTCTTAAATCGTTTGATAATATGCCAGAGAAGGTATCCCGGGCAATAGAATCCATACAGCAAGACAGGATCATCAAAGAGTCCATAGATGGCAGTCAAGTAATCGTTCACGATAAAGTTAAAATAAAGCTGTGGTCAAAGCCACAGGCACTTGAAATGATAGGTAAATATCTTGGTATGTTCAAAGATAAGGGAGAAAATCCTGCAACGTTTAATATTTACAATATCGTTGGTGGTAATAATGGCGACAAGTCAGATAGTGAACTCGACTCAGAGTTCGAGAAGAAATCTGCTGCTATCCGGTCTGGAAACGGCAAGCCGGTTAATCGCCTCTAAGTGGCCGGCGCTCTACTTAGCGCTTGACCATCATCGTAATACCAAAGGCGAATCGATGTCATTCGATAATCGCCATGCATTGCTTCCGATTTACAAGGATGATTCGCAACACTTGGTAGTAATGAAATCCGTACAGGTCGGTATATCCGAATGGCTGATAACGGTATTGTTATCCAAGATGATTCAGGGTTGGTCTGTGCTGTATTCCCTGCCCACTGAATCATTGAGGAATACTTTCGTTGCTAATCGCATCGATGTATTGACCAAGACCGTCCCGCTATATCGGCATGGTCTAAAGATTTCAAAAGGCGAATCCGATCAAGTTGGTTTAAAGCATATATTCAAGGGCGCAGTTTGGTTTGTCGGCTCTAACAGCAAGGTAGGCTTTGTTGAGCGTCCGGCGGATATGGTCATAGTCGATGAGCTCGATACCTCGAACCAGAAAAGCCTCGAGCTTGCGCCGGATAGACTCAAGGCATCGAAATATAAATATTTCTGGAATGTCGGCAATCCCTCTATCCCTAAGTATGGCATCCATAAGATTTATACTGAGTCTGATGCTAAGGTCTGGCAGGTTAAATGTCCGGTTTGTAATAAATGGCAGGGATTGGATTTTTATAAGAACGTTGTCAGGCAGATAGAAGAAAACGTCTGGGAGCTTATCGATAAGAACTATGGTGTTGTATGTAACAAGTGTTCACGCTCCCTTGATCGCTTGTCCGCGGGAGAATGGGTGGCCAGGAATTCTGGTAAAGAGACGTCTGGCTATCACATCTCCCAGTTATTTTCGCCAACCGTTACAATCAAGGAGATATACGACCAATTTATCAAAGGCCAGACAGATCAGACCGCTATGCAAGTCTTTTACAATTCATATCTGGGCTTGCCGTTTGAGGGTTCAGGGTCTAAGTTAACCGCCCTTATCTTAGAATCGAAATGTATGTCTGATTATCTGATGCCCTCGATAGCCGAGGATTGCACGGCAGGCATCGATGTCAACTGGCCGCAGTTGAATGTCCGTATATCAGATTATCCCGATGGTAGGCGTAGGGCGGTCTATATAGGCACGGTTTATTCGTTTGCGGCGTTGACTAACCTATTAAATCAATACGATGTTAAGCATGCAGTTATCGATATAGCCCCGGAGCGCCACAAGGTTGCCGAATATCAGTCGAGCCATAAGTTCTTATGGACTTGTCAATACACTGGCACAACATCACCGGATGACATTGAAACAGTTTTAATTAAATCAGAGAAGGCCGCACGTGCCGGTGATGTTAAGAAAATAACTATCGACCGGACGATTGCCATAGATGCTATGGTTGCGGATATATTACAGGGCAATAATCAACTGCCTAAGAATTTTAAGTCAATCGATAATGGTCAATACTTAGAACAGCTGGAAGCCCCTACCCGGCTACTCGATGAAAGCAAGAATCCGCCTCGATATGTCTGGGACGAGGGTAACAATCCAGACCATTACTTTCATTGCGACGTCTATGACTATATGGCCATGAGGATTAAAAATACAATAGGTGATATGATGCCGAGGATAACAACCGTATGCGCATAGCACCGAACTGGTTTAAGCGAGTTATTGTCAGGCTGGCGAAGGCTTATGATCCCCGCTATACCTCTGCCATGATTCAGTCTTATATGGCAGGCGGTAAGCCGCCGCCGTTTGATTTAACGAATAATATAAGCGCTATTAAGCTTTCGCTATGGGCTTATGTCTGTATAAAAAAGATTGCAGAAAATATAGCGGGTTTGCCGCTCAAGTTCTATCTGGGGTATGGTGATAACAAAAAAGAGGTTGTTAGTCATCCGATAGCCGATATGATACATCGTCCGAATCCGTTCTGCACGCATCGGGATTTATGGATTGCAACTACATGGAGCTTGTTGGGCGCTGGTTCGGCTTACTGGGCGTTAGACCAGTTAAGCATGGATGAGAAGCCGGTCAAGGGCAAAACGCAAATCTGGTTGTTACCCTCTGATAAGATGCGGGTTATCCCCGATGAAAGCAAAGTAGACAATAAATTCATAAAGGGTTACGCTTTAAAGATTGATAATAGGCAAGACCGTAAATATACGCCTGGCGAGATAGTTCATTTCAAATCATTCAATCCCGAAGACCCCTATTACGGCTTACCGCCGATGACGATTGCGGCGCAGACAATCGAATCGGATTACTACGCACGTGATTATAATAAGCGGTTTTTTAAGAATGATGCATCGGCTGGCCTGATGCTATCTACTGATTCGAATTATGATGAGGTGACTGACAAGCGAATGAAAGAGCAGTGGCTTAAAAATCATCGGGGCTATGAGAAATCTCATATCATGGAAATATTATGGGCAGGTCTGAAGCCGTTGCCGGATTTGCGCAAGCCGAGAGACATTCAATATCTGGGTATAATTAAATTAAGCCGAGAGGAAATCATTTCTTTATTCGGCACACCACCGGCTGTTGTCGGGCTGTTTGAATACGCTAATTACGCCAATGCCATGATGCAGAAGACAGAGTTCTGGCAGGAAACCCTTATACCGATAATGATGCACTACGAAACCTCAATGAATGAACGGGAAATACCAAAATGGACAGACGAAGAATTGTGGATGAAGTTCGATACATCGGCTGTGTCGGCATTGCAAGAGGATGAGAATAAAAAAGCGGAGCGGTCTGCTAAGCTCGTCGGAGGTGGTATATATACTCCCAATGAGGCCAGGGCGGAGTTTTATAATCTTGAAGCATTAGAAGGCGGAGATGAACTGAGAACACCGCAAATAGGCTTCGGGGCAACACCGCCTGAAAAGGGTATAGTTAAATCCCTAAATGAAATCAATAATGGCAAATGGGTAAAGAATGATACCTTCCGGCGCGGGATGGAAAGCCGAATGTATGCTGTTATGAAAAAGTATTTCAAGGAACAGGAGAATAGAATCCTGCTTAATCTGATTCAGTTAGATGATGAAGATACGGTAAATGAAAACCAGGCATTATTTGATAAAGCAAAAGAAGAGGCCGAATTAATCAAAGTTGCAAAGCCTGTATTTGAAAGCGCTTATGTCGGCGCCGGTCAAAATTCGTTTGATGAGATAGAAAACCCTAAATCGATAAAGCAGGACGAGCCCATATTAGCGACATTCGATTTAACCGATCCGGCGGTTGTGCTCTGGCTTGAGGAATACGGTGGAACGTTTGTCGCTCATGTAACCGAAACTACAATGAGCACTATATCCGAATTAGTAACACAGGCCTACGAAGAGGGTATTACCGTTCAGGAATTGGGAAAGCGTATAGCTGAACAGTTTAGCGATTTCACAAAAGCACGCTCAATGACTATCGCCAGAACAGAAATGGGCAACTGTGTTAACGCCGGACATTACGAAGGCTTTAATCAAGCGGGGGCTACTCATAAAAGTTGGATCGCAACACCTGACTCAAGGGTTCGGGAAACACACTATGAGGCGGGTCTTCAACCGGCGATACCGTTAAACCAGGCCTTCAGGGTAGGCTCATCGATAATGATGTATCCTAACGACCCCGCCGGATTACCTGAAGACATAATAAATTGCCGTTGCTCATGGACGGCAGAGAGAAGAGAATAGAAAGGAGCTTAATGAAGGATAAATTAATATATAAAGATAGTCGCATCGAAATCAAGGCTGATTCAGATGAGTGGACTATAACTGGCTATGCATCGACAAGAGATATAGACAGGCAAGATGATATAGTCGAACCCAAAGCGTTTGAAGATACTATGCTTGTCTATATGAAAAATCCAGTCTTGCAATACGGGCATAATTATGGTGCTCCACCCATCGGCAAGATTTTAGAATACGAAATTAAGCGTAAGGGCTTATGGATTAAAGCTAAGATTTCGGAGACTGCCGATGACATTTGGGCTTTAGTAAAAGAGGGCATACTTAAAGGCTTATCTATCGGATTCAGGATCGTCGAATCGGTTGATGTCGAGGAAGGCAAAGCAGTCATTCGCAAAATCAGGAAGCTCGACTTATTCGAAATATCGATAGTCAACGTTCCGGCTAATGCCTCGGCGTTGATTGAATCCGCTAAGGGGCTGGGAATTGAATTGAAATCAATAAAAGTTGCGTCGGATATAAAGCCGACGCCAACAAGAAAGGAATTAGAAATGGGGATTACTCCAGAGGAATTAACAGAATTACAGGAAGATGTTGCCAATTTTAAAAAAGGGTTAACATCAATCGACAAAGCGCATAAGACGCTTGCTGAAATCCAGGAGGCAGTTAAGGGCGCAGTAAAAGAATCTGACCTTGACGCTTTTCAGAAAAAGTCGGAAGTCGCCTTGCTTGCGGCTACTGAAAAAATCCATGAGGAAATTAAGCAGAAATGGGTCAAGCCGCCGAAAGCTGTCGCTGATTTGAGTTCAGTTGAGCAAGCTAAACGCCTCGGCATGACAAAGAATCTTGATAATCCGGCTGTGTTCAAGTCTATGCTTATCAATGAGAATTATGAGGCCGCCGCTTATTCTGTCGGGCTGGGCGCTCAAAAGCATCTGCTCAAAGACCTACAAGATGCATCAGATAATCTGATGTTTGTTGGCGCTTATCTCGGCTTGACTAAAACCGACCATACCGGAAGTCTGGTTTGGATTCAAGACCCGACTAAATTAAAAGTCCACGACCGCTATAAACTACTTTTAGCCGAACACCTGAAAGCCTTAGATACGGCAACTGCCGGCGAGGGCTATGAATGGCTTCCGACCGGTATGTCGGCCATTCTACAAGAGGGACTGGAACTCGAAAGGGGTTTAGCGAAACGCATGCCTCGATTTCCACAACCGTCAAAATTATTTCCCTGGCCGTTATTGACTTCTGATTGTCAGGCTTATATCGTATCGGAAGCGATTTCAGATGCCAACGCCAATACGATTACCGCCTCGACTCCCGGCACAGGCAATATCACGTTTGCATCGCATGGTATGGGAGCAGGCGTCTGGACTTCCAATGAAGAAATCGAGGATTCGATTATCGCCATCCTGCCGTTTATGAAACAAACGATCTTGCGTGCTTTGATTAACGGCGAGGAAAACGCTCTTATCAACGGTGATAACTCCACCACTCATCAGGATACAGACGTTGCGGCCTTGGGCGCATCGGATATTAGAAAAATCTTTGATGGCTTGCGTTATGATGGTCTTAATACTTCCGGCGCAAAATACGATGTATCAAGCACGCTTACTTATGCTAAGCTCTTGAAAATCCTTGAATATTCCGGTAAATACGGAATCGTGCCAGGTAAAGGCTTCTTTGTTGTTTCAATAAAAGGCTATTACAACATACTCGGCCTTACGGAGTTCACTGGCTACTCGAACTTCCATGTCAACATGGTGGCGGGCAAAGGCGCTTTGCCGAATGCAATCGGCCATGATATTGTGCCCTCCGCTTACAGTCGGGAAGTCTTAGACCCGAACGGTGTCAATGGCGGATCGGATAACGTTCACCATGCTATTATATTCGTAAACCCGGATGGCTGGATGATAGGTGATAGGCGCATCTATACGGTCGATCAGGCTAACTACATCTGGACACAGCAAAAAGCCGTTGTAGCCACTCAGCGGATCGACTTTCAGAAGATGGTGCCGTCAACCGACACCCCGACATCGATTGGTTACAACAT